CTGTGCGCGGCTCAAACAACCACCGCTTACAACAGTCCGTATCTAGGCACACCTAGTACAGTATTCAGCACTGATCCCAATGCTTGGTCTCTTTTGCCACAGGCAAAAAACAATAGCAATTTGCTTGTTGGTGCCAACTATGCCTGGAGCCGTGGATGGACTGGCAAGGGCAGTACCATATTGATCATGGACACAGGTATTGATCTCAAAAGTCCGCAGTTTAGTGCGCCTGGAAAAATTGTAGCCACACTGGACCTGTCTGGCAAAGGCATACAAGATCGCCATGGTCACGGATCAAATGTAGCAGGTATTGCAGCAGGAGCAATGACTGCCACTGGTGTTATGGGAGTGGCATTTGATGCCAATTTGGCCATTGCCAAACTCAGTGACAATGCTAATGTAACCAGCGGCAATGCCATCCGTGCTCTGAAATGGGCCAACACTGTGAATTCCAATATTGTGGTGGCCAATTTCAGTGCCAACACCGGTTATTCTTCTGCGTACACTGCCAGCGTGACCAAGATAGCACCCGGAATATACAAGAGCAGTGATAAAAATTACGGCGGAGCAGCCTATTATAATTTAGAATCACCGCAAGCATGGGCATCTGTACTAAGTCCTAAAATGGTGCTAACAGTCAGTGCAGGCAACCAAGGACGGCCCTATGTACAAAACCCGGCCACATTTGCCAATGCTACCAACGCCAATGGCAGTCTAGTGCTGAATGGCCAGATGCTGGTGGTGGGCAATTGGAATTCAGGATTACAGAAAGTCGAAGGAAACACTGCCGGAACTGTGTGTAAAAATGTTGTAGCAGATGTGTGCAAAGACTTGTACAAAACATCTGATTTTTACATTCTTGCACCAGGTTCAGCAGTCAATGGCCCGGTGCCCACTTCGGTGAGCAAAACCGGATATAAAACCCTGTCTGGCTCAAGTCAAGCTGCACCAGCAGTGGCAGGTGCAGTGGCAATTATTAGTCAGTTATGGCCCTACATGACTGCCAGCAATCAGGTGCAGTTGTTGTTAAAAACTGCCAACAAAAATTTACCCAACTATGATCCAAATATCATGGGGCAAGGCCTGCTGGATCTGGATCGAGCTACAAAACCACTAGGTAACCTTGCAATTTCAATGACCGGACGCACTGGAACTACCATGCCGCTTGCAGGTGGTATTGCAGTGAGCAATGTGTCAACTGCCGCAGTTGCCAAATTGAGTTCGGTCAGTGTGGTAGACAGTATGCAACGTGATTTCACAGTGAATTTGGCACCAGCAGTCAGCGCCAACACTATGATGCAAAATCCCATAATGATCAATGCTGATCCTGGATCAAACTGGAGTGGTAGATGGACTGGCCTAACTGCAGGGCAGAATTTGCAAATGCCTATTTTGGCAACGCAGTCCGGCACCGACAGCACAGTTACTGTGGACAGTCGAATGTTTGAACCTGATGCAAAATGGGCCAATCAACTGACCTTGACAAATAGTCAATACAATCCTTTTGTGAACTTATCTGGCATGTTTGGTCAAACTAATTCGGCAACCACTGTGGAATACAGTCGACTATATCGGGCAGGTGATAAAGAAGGACGTCATACACTGCCACAAGGTTGGTGGGCTCAAGGCGGTATCATGACCACCGTGATCAATTATAACACTGCAATGGTAACCAACATAACACCAATTGTGGCAGTGCATGGCATGGCCGGCTACCAATTGAATGATTGGAATTTGTTTGCTGGGGTCAAACCCGTAGTGGCACATGGCCAAGTTACTCTGACTGCTCCTTCCAGTGTGGATGCTGACGGAAATATGAACTACAGTGAAATTCAAAATAAATTAACTGGCAAAACACCAATTGCCTACGCAGGTATAAAATATCAGCATAATTTTAAAGATGGTCAAATTGTGGGCGTTAGATCTGCAGTTGCAACAGATGGTAGTCGCAACGTAAAAGCTTATTATTCCTGGGTGTTTTGATATGAAGTACAACACATTAGAACAAGCACAACAAGCAGGTGTGGCACCGTGGGATGATGTTGTAAAAGAAGATTTCCATGTTGTGGTATTTCGTGATCGTTATCCAGTGACTGTTGGCCATTTGTTGTTTGTTCCAACACATAACACACCTGATGTAATCACTGAGGCATTCGGCGATGCTCTTAAAGAAGGAGAGCGCATGGTCACTGCAGGTGAATGTGATGCATTTAACATAGGTGTTAACATGGGAGAGGCTGCCGGACAAACAGTGATGTATCCACATGTGCATTTAATTCCTCGCCGGGTTGGTGACTGTGCTGACCCAGTTGGCGGCGTTCGAGGTGTGATATTTGGCCAGGCAAATTACAAGAAAGCCGACTATCAGAATCCGGTATAAGTAATTGTACCAGCAGCCTTTGGCTTTCATCCTGGTATACAAACTTCGCCATCTATGCGGAACTTAAAATAGTAGAAAAAACATGAATGACGTGTCTCTGACAAATAAAACAGCGATTAATTTTTTAAAAATGATCAACGATAAGTGGCGAAATCAGTTTTATTACGATGCTTTGAACAAACACGCCAAAGATAAAATAGTTTTAGACCTAGGATCCGGAACAGGTATTTTGTCTTTCTATGCATTGTCTGCAGGAGCCAAATTTGTCTATGCTATAGAACGGAATGGAAATGCAGCCGACCTTACATATAAGGTGCTTAAAAGTAAGTTTGATACGTCAAGGTTTGCTGTAATCAACTGTGATTTTTGGAAATCTGATTTAGATATAATTAAACATCCGATTGATATACTTGTTAGTGAAACTGTTGGTCCAGGCTTGTTTGATCATGGAATGCTGACTACCTGGCAATGTATAAAACCTTATCTATCGCCTAACGCTATCAGTATTCCGGATACTCTCAGTTGCGATTTATGGGTTTGGCAAAAACAATTAGACGCGGATTTTTTGACAACATTAGAACCTGAACATTTATCGGCCAAACTGTCAATGGATGCCTGTTTGGATCAAGATTTTGCCGAAGCATTGATCAGTCAGAATCCGTCAGATGTAAAACCAATGCGGTGGATAAATATAAATCACATACAGTCCGAGCCTGACTATATCTATACAGATAAAGTTACATACACAATGAACAATTTACCTGACTGGTGGTGTGGCAAAAAAACAGACCCAAAAATTTTATTTGACGTTGACGTTGATGCACCAGCATCTGTTGCAATAATTAATAAAATTTCATTTGAGTCTCAAACTCTATTCCTCAAAGATGCACTCTATATGCCGTGGAGATTTAATCCAGTATTCAATTTAGACTCTGCTGGCAAATACAATATTGGTTACAATAATTTTGATCCGACCGGCAACAGATGGGGACAAGAATGGAAGATATTATGATTCAAGCGGCCTTTGGCTTTCATCCCGCTATACAAACTCTGCCAGCCTATGCTATAATTAACATAGGAGAAACAGCATGCAATCATCAACACAACAACTAATCAACCACACGGAAGATAACTGGCCAACCACTAGACCAGTGGTTTACAAGTATACAAGTACCAAAGAGTACCACGACGCATTTCCATGTGCGTATAGACAGTGGAGGGCAGACAGTCATTGTAATCTAATTCACGGCTATTCATTTAGTATGAAGTTTTACTTTGGCACCAACGACCTAGATGTTCGCAACTGGGCGGCAGACTATGGTGGACTAAAAGAACTAAAGAAAACATTAGAAGATCAATTTGATCACACACTCATTGTGGCCGCAGATGATCCAGAAATGGCCACATACAACCTGTTGGTAGAGAAAAAGATGGCCAAAGTAGTTGTGTTACCTCGTCTAGGTTGCGAAGGACTTAGCGACATGCTGTACAAATATGTCAATGGTGTGTACATTCCAGAAATGTGGGGGCCGGGCGAAGCGGCACGTTTGTGGTGCTATCGTGTAGAAGTGAGAGAAACTCAAAGCAATATGGCATATCGTGAAGGCCATCGTGAATGGAATGAGGATCTTTTTGCGTAATATTTGGCGCAGTTGGGCAAATATTTGCCCAACCATTATATTGTCATATATAATCACAAACTGTTTTATTATAGCAGGCGTAATCAAGCACTGGAATCAATAGGTACACATGAACAATCACGAATATAAAATTTCAATATTATTGCCTACACGCGGCAGAGGTGATGCACTAGAACGAAGTGTAAAAAGCTTGTTTGAGTTGGCCACCGATCCAGGCGCCATACAACTTATGTTGGGCTTTGACAATGACGATACCGACGGTATTTCTGCTTTTGAAAAATCATTGCAACCTTGGTTAGACTCACAAGATATTAATTATATTGCTATGACGTTTGATCCAATGGGATACACTAGACTCAATGAATATGTTAATACTCTTGCATTAAACTCTGATTCCGACTGGATGATTTTTTGGAATGATGATGCGTACATGGAAACACCCGGATGGGACACAGTTATTTCTAAACACACCGGCGAATTTAAATTGTTAGCGTTTCATACTCATAATGATCACCCTTACAGCATATTTCCAATTGTTCCCAGAGAGTGGTTAGATACGCTAGGGTACCTAAGTCCACATGGGTTAAATGATGCTTGGTTGAGCCAACAAGCATTTATGCTAGACATATGGGAGCGCATACCAGTACATGTAGTACATGACCGACACGATCTTACCGGTAACAATCACGACGATACTTACAAAAACCGGGTGATGTTTGAAGGAAACCCAAAAGATCCCAGAGATTTTCATCATATGACTTGGTCCAATTTTCGTATGAGTGAAACTGAAAGATTATCAATCTGGATGGCCAAACAAGGCATGGATGTTTCTTGGTGGGAAAAGGTCAAATCGGGCAATCAAGATCCCTGGGAAAAACTACGTGACAATGATCCTAACGGTCAAATGAAGCAATATAAAATGTCTAACGGAATTAGATTATGAAAAAAATTGTATATGTCACAGGCTGTTTGGGATTCATTGGGGTGAATGTCACCCGTCAATGCCTAGCACGTGGCTGGCATGTGATTGGTGTGGACAAAGGTACCTATGCTAGCAATTTTAATTTTTTAACTGAGTTTCAAAAATACGATACATTTAAATTCATACACAAAGATATCAACGATCTTGATCGACTGTATGACTGCGACTATATCATAAACACAGCGGCTGAGACTCATGTGGATAATTCAATCATGAGCTCAGAGGTATTTCTAAGTAGCAACATTAATGGAGTACATCGGCTGTTAGAATTGATACGACAACAGCCTGTCCAAAAGCAACCAATATTGTTGCATTTTTCAACCGACGAGGTCTATGGTGACATTGATTCAGGAGCCCACACCGAAACTGATTTGTTAAAACCTAGCAATCCTTATTCGGCATCCAAGGCTGCCGCCGACATGTTGATACTGGCCTGGGCAAGAACTTATGGTATTAAATATGTAATTGTGCGTCCTACCAACAACTATGGCATTGGTCAATACGTTGAAAAACTTATACCCAAAAGCGTTAAATTTCTTGAATTAGGCAAATTAATTGATTTGCACAATCACGGTAATCCGGTACGGACCTGGTTGCATGCCACGGATACTGCTAGTGCTGTAATAGCTACCATTGATGCTGGATGTACTAATGAAATATTTAATATCAGTGGCAATACTGAAATGCCAAATCGAGAAGTGATAAAAAAAATATTATCTTATTATTATGGAGTTAATCATGATCACGACTGGGAATCTTTTGTTACTCCCAGTTCTAGACAAGGGCAAGACGTGAGGTATGCTATCGATGATAGTAAACTAAAACAACTGGGCTGGACTGCAACTGCTGATTTTGATCAAGAATTGGCCCAGGTAGTCAACCACTACAGAAATAATTTCGTATGGTAAAGAATTATTTGGTATGTGCAGTTCGCCCCATATCGGACAATTGGATGGGCAATGATAGTTCACAATTGTATTTAGACTATCAAGAAATGTATCGTCTAAGACTGGCCAGCTTTCAACACTTTGTAAAAGAACCATTTGAAACAATATTGTGGACGGATCCGGCTACCAACGGCGATACCTGTGCATATCAAAATTGGCTTGACATTAAAGAATTATGGCAGCGTGAACCTTGCAACGTATTCTGGGCTGGTGCCGACACACTTATGATTCGACCTACAGAATTGTTTTCAGATAGATTTACTGAATATCGATTGTTCAATTATACTGATCCAAAAAGTCATGGAGATTTTGCACACCATTTCAATGACGACATACAATATTATCCACACACCATGTCACCCAATGTATGGAAACTGGGTGAAGAGTGGTTGACTCAAAGAGAAACTCACCCAAATCGTAATTGGGGGTTTGACCAGCTAAGACACAATGCCATGTTCTGGAGTCAAGATATCTTAGACTCTGACAGACTACATCCAGAGATGGCCTATCAAGCAATAAAATTAAGATCCTTGTCTGACCAACTTATGATAGACATTCATAATGAGTGGAACGGTATAGATATAAATCAAGCACACATGCTACATTTTCATGGTAGCCGTGGAAGTCAATCAGTGATAACCATCATGAAAGAAATTTGCAGTCAACTTGGAATTAAATTATGAAACAGATATTGGAAGACATTAAAAAATACATTGATTCTAAACATGCAGACAAGACCTGGGTAGCTGGCCGAGACTTTGTCAACTATGCGGGTCCGTATTTTGACTCAGACGAATATGTAGCTGCCGCAGAAGCTTTGCTTAACGGCTGGCTAGTAATGGGTAATAAAAGTCTAGCATTTGAACGCCAGTTTCCTGAACAGTTTGGCAAGACTCGCGGAGTGCTGACCAATTCAGGTAGTAGTGCCAACCTGCTGATGATGACAGCAATGAAGAGCAAACGTGGCTATAACTTTCCGCAAGGCACCAAGGTGTTAATGCCCATTGCTGGATTTCCTACTACTTTAAATCCAACTATTCAAAACGGATTTACACCTGTGTTTTGCGATATTGAAATTGACACCTTGAACATTGATCTGGCTCCAGCTGAACAAATACTTGCCAACGATCCCGACATACGAATCATTACATTTGCACATGTGTTAGGCAATCCTCCCAACATGGATCAAGTGATGGAACTGGTCAATCGACACAATCTTGTGCTATTGGAAGACTGTTGCGATGGTCTGGGCACAACATACAAAGGTCAACCTTTGGGCAGTTTCGGCCTAATGGCATCATGCAGTTTTTATCCAGCACATCACATGACCATGGGCGAAGGTGGCTTTGTGGCCATGAACGACTCTCAACAAGAAGTCATTGTGCGTTCGTTGCGTGAGTGGGGTCGAGGATGCTACTGCGTTGGGCCCGATGCCAACAAGTTAAAATGTGGTACCTGTGGCAAACGTTTCAACGAGTGGATTCCTGAAATGCCCGGAGAAATATTTGATCACAAGTATGTGTATGACGAGATTGGTTACAATCTAAAACCCATTGAACTACAAGCGGCCATGGGGCTTGAACAGATTAAAAAACTGCCCGAGATACACGCTCTACGTCAGCGCAACTACAATCTGTTGTTTGCCATCTATGAAAAGTACGAAGAGTTTTTTCACTTGCCACGTGCTAGAGAACATGCAGATGTGAGTTGGTTTGCCTTTCCTCTTACCATTAGAGCAGGCGCACCGTTTACACGCAACGACATTGTGGACTACTTGGAAGAACGTTTAATCCAAACCCGTCCATACTTTGCTGGCAACATCATGCTACAGCCTGCTTACAGCCACTTGATGAATCCTGCAGATGCACGTGACAACTACCCTGTGGCCACACTCACAATGAAGAACACATTCTTCCACGGTTGCAGTCCGGTTATTACTCCAGAACAGATTGAGTACATTGGTGAGCAGGTAGACGGCTTTATGAGTTTATTCAAATGAACCGCTTAGAAAACAAAATGAGAGTGTGTGATTGGATCGCCGACTACTTGAAGTCAATTGGCGTTGAACGTGTGCACGGATTAATGGGTGGTGGTGCCAGCGGACTCAATGACGGATTCATCAAACAAGGCATGCCCTACATCTGCTATCACCACGAGCAAGGTGCAGGACATGCAGCCACAGCCGAAAGCAAGTTCTCTGGCAAACTTGCGGTAGTCAATCCTACAACAGGTTGCGCAGGTACCAACTGTGCAACATCGGTTTTAAATGCATGGCAAGACAGTGTACCTGTTTTGTTTCTGTCAGGCAATGTTAGATTGGCAACCTGTAGCGGATACATCAACAAAAAGAACAACATCAATGTTCGTAAGTATGGCATTCAAGAACACCATGTTGTTGACACCTACAAGACCATGACCAAATTGAGTTGCTTTGTTGACAATGTACAAGACGTAGCATACACAATACAATATGCAGTACACTTGGCAACAACAGGACGTCCTGGTCCTGTATGGATTGATATTCCGGGTGACATTCAAACGGCACAGATGCCTGAGAATTACAGAGAATATGTTGCCACCGCCTTGGTCGATACACTGTCAGACTACGATGGTGTAAAACAAGCTATTGCCAAAGCAGAACGGCCCGTTGTGTTGGCAGGATACGGTATTCGTCAAAGCAATACTGTTGACCAGTTTGTTAAATTTATTGAACAATATCAAATTCCATATGTCAGCACCTATGGTGCAAGAGATTATACTACTGCCAGCCATCCTCTAAGCATTGGAGCAGTTGGCATCAAAGGAAGTCGCGCTGGAAACTTTGCTATGCAAAATGCTGATTTACTTATTGTGTTGGGCAGTAGTTTAGGCGCCAGTGTTATTGGTTATGACCCTAAACAGTTTAGTCCAGACAGTTATAAGATTGTTGTCGACCTCGATATCAACGAGTTAAAGAAAGACATTGTTGAAGTTGATGAAAAATACAATGTTGATTTAGAAAAGTTTTTTAGGAGTTTGGCATGACAAGACAAGAATGGATTGAAAAATGCAATCACTGGAAATCCAAATGGCCGGTAATGCAGGAAGAATATCGTCCAGCTGAAAATGATTTTCAGTTAAACATCTATGCCATACTTGATGCGATTAATCAGCACAGTTTAGCCAATGACATTTTAATGGGCGATGCTGGCAGCATTAGCTATGCAGGTCCTGTTGCATTAAATGCCAAACACGGACAAAGATTTATTTTTAGTCCTGCACAAGCAGATATGGGGTGGGCGTTACCTGCAGCCATTGGTGTAAGTATGGCCAGTAATCAACAGGTCATCAGTATCATCGGCGATGGTAGTTTTATGAGTAACATTCAAGAATTAGCCACAGTTAAACAACACGAGTTGAATATCAAGTTTGTTATTCTCAATAACAACGGTTACCTAAGTATTAAAAATACACAGACAAAATACTTTGAAGGAAGGGTGCATGGAACCAGTGCTGAAAGTGGCCTGTGGTTTCCTAGCTTTAAAAATATTGCGGTAGCATTTGGCATGCCTTGTGTGGATATCAGAACAAAAGAAGATCTGCGTCTTCATTTCCCCAATGCCCTTAACAAAAAAGGTCCAGTCATTATAGACTGCCAATGTCTTGGCCAGCAAGAAATATTACCAGCCCAAGCATTAAAAAATGGAAAGCAAGCAGGCCTACACGATCTAACACCATTCCTGCCAGATGAAGAACTAGCACAGGAAATGATTGTTAAAATATAAAATACCATGCCAAATTCCTTATACCAAAATATTCCAGGTCTAGAAAACTCAATTGAATTCAGAGACAATTCGCCCTACGACGAATTAAAAAATCTGTGGTGGCCTCGGTACGATCGGGGCATGTGGAATTACATGCATCAGTTTCGAATACTCCCAGAATTTTTTGATCAACTAATGACACATGTCACTGGCAATGCTATTGTAGTGCAAGCCGGCGGCAACTGTGGGCAGTATGTAAGACAGTTCAGTCAACGATTTAATACTGTATACACATTTGAACCAGATCCAATAAATTTTTTGTGTTTGACTTTGAATTGCGGTGACAATGTAATAAAAACACAGGCCTGTGTAGGCAATGAAAGAAAATTTGTAAATCTAGACAGAAGGCACGATTCAGGCGCTATTCATGTAAGCGGTACGGGTAATATACCCACAGTGATCATTGATGAACTAAATTTACCAGCCTGTGATTTGATACAATTAGACATTGAAGGCTATGAACTTTTTGCGTTGCAAGGCGCACAACGTACTATTGAAAAATATCATCCTCTACTTATGATAGAATGGTACGAGCCCTGGGCCCAAAGATACGGCACAAATAAAACCATGCTTGACAATTTTTTAAACAGTGTAGGATACAGTAAAATTTTAAGTCACAAATCTGATATCGTTTACAAATATCAACCATGAAAACAGCACTGATTACCGGAGCCAATGGATTCATTGGTCACTACTTGGTAGAAGAATTTTTAAAAGATCACCGTGTGATCTGTGTGGTACGACCTGGCTCAACCAATATGGAACGGATCAATCACATGCTGGATCGTGTTACTGTAATCGAGCACGACATTAAAAATTCTTGTAAACACTTGCCAGCGGCAGATATTATATTACATGCTGGCGCCAATCCTAGTTCGGCTGACAGCTTGAGTGATCCCACAGCATCTGTCATGGACAATGTGCTGGGCACACTGAACTTGTTGGAACATGCTAGACACACAGGCGTTGAAAGATTTGTGTATTACAGCAGTGCCGAAGTATTTGGACCTATACCCATTGGTCAAGACAGTCAGCCCAACGATGCCTACAACAGTAATAGTCCCTATGCGGCTGGCAAAGCAGCCGGTGAAGAACTGTGCATGGCCTATGCCAATTCATTCAATGTCCCTGCAAGTATCATACACATCAACAATACCTTTGGTCCACGCTGCCAGAGCAATCGTTTGCCCGTGATCATCATACGCAAATTACTCAATAATGAAACTTTAGACATACATGTGGGGCCCGATGAGTTGATTGGTGGACGTCGTTGGTTTTATGCTGGAGATGTTGCTGGTCATACTCGATTTATATTAAAGATGCAATCCGCTCGTTGTGAAAAATGGAACAGTGCCGGTGATAGGTTTATCAACAATCTTGAGTTTGCCCAACACATTGCTCAAATAATGGACTGTGAATTATCTTATCGGTTAGTTCCAGTTGATCGCCCCGGGCATGACTTGTGTTTTAGTGTTGATCCTAGAAAATTATATGAACTAGGATGGCATGCGTCCGACTCCTATGAAGAACGATTAACCGAAACCGTCAATTGGTATAATAACAATCCTGAATGGCTTGTACGATAATTGACAACACCCAATTAATATTGTATACTAGCATATGAAGAAAATCTATTACTCTTGCCAAGATGGCAACACACAATATTCTTTTAAAAGTATTCCAATCAAGGTCATATTATGAAAATAAAAGTAAGCGAACTATTTTACAGTTTACAAGGCGAAGGTCGTTTTGTAGGTGTTCCAAGTGTGTTTTTGAGAACATTTGGGTGTAACTTTACCTGTGCAGGGTTTGGTTGTGCACCAGGAAAAAAATCCTCAGGCGCAGATGAAATTGCCCAAGTGGTGCATTTATACAATCGCTTTGAAGATTTACCATTGGTAGAAACAGGATGCGATAGTTATGCGTCATGGCATCCAGATTTTAAACATCTGAGCCCAAGTTATACCACAAATCAAATTGTGGATCAAATGACTGCACTAACACCAAATAAACAATGGACACAGAAAAATGGCAACGATGTTCATCTGGTTATCACTGGTGGAGAACCACTGTTAGGATGGCAACGAGCATATGGCGAATTATTGGATCATCCCAAAATGGCAGATCTTCGGAACATCACTTTTGAAACAAATGGCACCCAACCTTTACAAAAAGAATTTAAAGATTATCTTGGTCACTGGCGTACCGAGAACAAAGAAATTACATTCAGTGTCAGTGCCAAACTTTCAGCCAGCGGCGAGAGTTGGGAAGACGCTATCAAGCCAGATGTTGTGGCCAACTATCAAGAAGTTGGTACTGTTTATCTTAAATTTGTTGTGGAAACAGACACACACATTGAAGAAGCTGTCAAAGCAACACAAGAATTCAGAGCAGCTGGTTTCAACGGTGTGGTTTATCTAATGCCCCAAGGTGGTGTTGTTGAACCGTACAATAAAAACCGACAACGAATAGCTGATATTTGTTGTGAACAGGGCTGGAACTACAGCCCTAGATTACATGTAGACTTATGGGGTAACGGATGGGGCAAGTAAAAAATCAAATTGTACACTGGATCAAAGAATATGCCGAAACAGCCGGTATGAAAAGTTTGGTAGTAGGCATATCGGGCGGTATTGATTCAGCAGTGGTCAGTGCGTTGTGTGCTAGCACTGGTATTCATACAGTGGCAGTTTCTATGCCCATTAGGCAACGACCTGAACTGCATGATTTAAGTATGCGGCAAGGTGCTTGGTTGGCCCAAAACTTTGATAATGTGCGTCATGAAATTATCAATTTGACCGCGGTGTTTGATGAATTTGAAACACGTATGAATACCTACAACAATGTGTTGGGATTTGCCAACAGTCGTAGTCGATTGCGCATGGTCACGCTGTATCAAATTGCACAAAGCACACAGGGATTGGTGGTAGGCACAGGAAACAAAGTTGAAGACTTTGGTGTTGGATTTTATACCAAATACGGCGATGGTGGTGTAGACATCAGTCCCATTGGGGATTTATATAAATCTGAAGTATGGGCATTGGGTCGAGAATTGGGTATCATTGAAGATATTATCAACGCAGCGCCCACAGATGGATTATGGGACGATGGTCGGACCGACGAGGATCAACTGGGCGGATTGACCTACAAAGATTTAGAACTTGCAATGCAACAAGACCAAGGCGAAGTGTTGGTAAAAGGCAGTACAGAATTACACAATTTACAGACTTATCAGGCCATACGTGCAAAAAGTCTACACAAGATGAATCCAATTCCTGTATTTAAAAAATGATCAATTCAAATTTTGGCTTTACTCCATTGAAGGAAGTATGGTTAGGAGATTGCTATCCTGCTGGCTGGTACGATCATTTGCCAAATGAAATTGCTGATCCATTTAGACAAATAACAGAATGGACCAAACAAGACACTGGAAAATTACAAAAATTTTTAGAGGATAAAGGAGTAGTAGTTAAGCGTCCGGTATTTGATTCAATTGATAGCTATCTTGATAACAATGATAATTTAGTAAAACCTCCTATATGTCCTAGAGATCACTATTTGGTGCTTGATAAAACATTATATAGTCTGCATAATAAATTAGAAAAAGATCCATGGCAGCACATTATGGATGAATACAAGAATTTAGGATACGATGTGCAACCATCAACGCAACAACAGCCAATAAATTACATTAACCCACCATCGTTGGTTCGTATGGGGCAGGATTTGTACTTAGACATTCACACTCATTCGGATGTCTGGAGGGATTCATGCGAATGGATGGTTAATACCGCTAGAAATTACCGTGTTAATATTTCTGAGACCTACGGGCACAGTGATGCAGTATTTTGTCCAGTGGCGCCCGGTGTGTTAGTATCAAGTCATTACAAAACAAATTATGATCAAAGTTTTCCAGGATGGGAGGTATTTCAAATTCCTAAAAATTTAAATAATGCCACTTTTGACATGCAACAATGGAACACATCAAGCGATACTATTAACAACAATAAATCGTTTGCTAATCATGTGCTAACTCTTGCTAGTGATTGGGTAGGTGATTTTAGAGAAACAGTATTTGAAGTTAACATGTTAGTATTAGATGAAAAAAATGTTGTTGCAATGAAAGAATATCCTCCATTGATAAAATGGTTACAAGATAGAGGTATTACAGTACATCATTTTGATCTGCGTACCAGGAGTTTTTGGGATGGTGGGTGGCACTGCTTAACTTTGGACATACACCGTGAAGACACTCAATTTGATTTATTTCCAGAACGTGGCAAAAATGGAGTTTATTGGCGACAACAATGAACAAAATTTCACACTAGCACTTAAAACCAGATAAATTAGTCTGTAGCACTCAAATGTTATATTAAGGAAAACAAATGGCAAAAATTGGATTTATTGGAATTGGCAAACTCGGTCTTGACTGTGCCGAAGTATTTGCAGAAAAACATGAGGTACGTGGTTACGATATCTACCCACGTACCAGTGATAGTGTTCAAGTCTGCGATATTGCAGAACTTGTTGACGAAAGCGAATGGATTTTTATTGCGGTTCCTACTCCGCATGCTGAAGGGTATGATGGATCTGTACCCAGTTCGCACATGGAGCCTCGCGACTTTGGACACAACGCAGTAATTGACGCCATTAATAAAATCAATGCCAATGCCACTACACCTAAAAAAGTTGTGTTGATTAGCACAGTACTACCTGGAACTACTAGACGCAAGTTCATAACATTACTTGATCCCAAACATGAATTTTGTTATAATCCCTATTTGATTGCCATGGGCTCAGTAAAGTGGGATATGACCAATCCAGAAATGGTAATCATTGGCACAGAAGACGGTAGCTTGACTGGAATTGCAGGCAAATTAATCGATCTCTATAAAACCATCATGGAAAATGATCCACGTTATGAAGTTGGTACATGGGACGAGTGTGAATCAATCAAGATTTTTTATAACACATTTATCAGTGCCAAGGTCGGTCTTGTGAATATGATTCAAGATTTTGCAATGAAAATTGGCCATATTGATGTTGATGTAGTTACTAATGCGCTTGCAAGAAGCACCATGCGTATCATGGGACCAAAATACATGACCGCAGGTATGGGAGATGCAGGTGCTTGCCATCCACGTGATAACATTGCATTGCGTTGGCTGGCCAAAGAATATGAAGTTGGATATGATTTGTTTGACACAGTGATGTCTGCTAGAGAAATGCAGGCAAAAAATCTTGCACAGTTTTTAGTTGATCAAGCAAAAACTCATGTCATGAGCATTGTAATTCACGGCAAGGCATACAAACCAGATGTTGAATACTGTATTGGATCTTATTCTACCTTGGTAGGACATTATGTGAAGCAATTAGGATTTAATTGCAGATACATAGAC